GGAACAACCGGCTTCCGCTAAAGAAGTTCAGGATTTTGAAAAACGTGGATATGCTGTCAATACGAAAATTTACTTCACAACAGATCCTAATGTTACTGAACGAAATGAAATTTTAGTGACAAAAAGAAATGGAGTTGCGGTCAGTTCCCCGGATTTGATAGATGTGGTGACCGTGGCGGAACCTGATTGCACTGCAGGACTTGGGGTTGCTTTCAAGGTAATGTGCAATAAACTGACCGGAGGTGGTTGATGCGTATCGAGTGTCCTACACTTCAAGAGTTTTTTGACTGTGTAAGATCGGAAGAGAAGTTCTTTCAAAACGCAATTCGGTATAGTGTGGTAAGGAGACCCGTTGGCAAGGATCCTACAATTCAAATAAAAGAGGAGGTGATTCTTCAAGTAACTACTGTGGTGGTTGCTGACCCCGGTGAATATCTTTTGCAGTCTGCAGAACATTGTGGTTACGATTACAATGAAAATCCACCGGAAAGGAATGGGAGTGAAAAGGCTGAAGAATTAGTAAAAAATCTTCAGCAATTTGCAAAAGTCAATCGACTTAAATTGTTACCAGGAATTATTCATGAATAAGGAAAACAACGTCATGAACGTAGAAGAAGTGTTGAATCACGAGAACGGCCAGAAGGCATTTGCTCAGCAGGTTGAGGAAGGTGGGGCGACGGGAAAATGGATGGGAGCAATGTTTACCATTGAGCCTAATGGTGATGTTACTCTCCGAAAGACAACATCCAACTTTCCGACGGGGGAGTTTTGGAATTGTCTTCGTTTGTTGAAAGAGATGCTTGAAAAGGAAATGGGCATTGCTGAGGATTCGCCCACTCCTTTGAAAATTGCACCTCAGTTTCAAACAAGATCATCGGATGCATTTGAAGCTCAACCCTTCCCCGGTGCTGGTGCGGTACTAGAAAAGAATGAGCTTCCTGACGTTTCTGCTCCACAAAATGAGAGCAAATCGAATTACTTCGACAATTTTAATGGATCAGATTAATGCCGTTCTTTTCTAAGATAAAAGGATTGTTTGCTAAGTCATCTGAGAGCAGCTTATCTAAAAAAGCCAGGGTTCTGATTTCGGAATCCAAAAAAACAAGAAAAGAACTTAATGACCTAAAAGACAGCATTTCACATCTGGAACATGAAATAGGCGTGGTGTTAGATAGGGCTAAGGAATCTGTTCTTGAAGCAAATGACAAAGTCAAACAAATGGAATCGGGCATGGATGCCCTGAATGAAAAACTCAAGATAGCTGAAGAAGTCACAATCCCCGGATTAATATCAGCTAATCAAGTTTTACTTGATAGGTTTGATGCTGAAAGTGCTATCGAAATAGCACGTGCAGTTGCCGTGGGATCATCACACTCTAGGCCGGAATGATTAAATGGCTAGTGCTTTGACAAAATCTTTAGCTCGGTCTAAAGCCCGTTCACGATCAACGTATGAGCAGGCTTTGAGAATGAAACAAGCCGGTTCCTTTGATTTCGATCTAGGGACCGGTTCTTTAACTGCTGGTATGCAAAGCCAATCCGGTAACAGGCAACGGTATGCTCTTTTCAGGGGTTGGGTGCATGCGGCAGTGAATGCTATTGCAATGGAGGGTGCTTCTAAGTCCATTGTAATGTCTAAAATGAATTCAAAAACTGATAAGAAGCAATGGACTTCATCAAAGTCGGTTTCCCATAAATCAGCTTTGAACGAGGAAGAGGTTATTGTTGATCATCCTTTTTTGGATGCATTAAGTCAACCGAATGCCATTCAGGGCAAATGGCAATTCGTTTATAATTTCATTGCCAATTTAAATCTTACCGGATGGAGTTACATCTTTGGTGGTGAGAATGGTGAAGGTAAGTTTGAAATGTTTTCGTTGCCCACTACCTGGGTACAGCCTATTCATGAGAAAGGTGCATTCTCTGAATTTAAGATTGTGAATCCAAATGACCCTTCAAAATCATATAACGCTGAACCATTCAGTAGGGATCAGGTAGGATTTGCCTACATACCGGATCCGTCGGATGTCACTAAAGCAATGGCACCTGCCCATTCACAAAACAACGCTATCAGTATTGATGATCATATTCAAAATTCACAAAAGGTGTTTTTTGAAAATGGTGTGTTCCCGTCTGTCATTATCACAATGGGAACAAATCCTCACCCCGACGTCCCGGCAGGTATCCGGCCTCGGTTGACTGCTGCCCAACGTAGGCAGGTTCATGGAGCTATTGGCCGAGTCAGTAAGGGAGTAGCTGATTATGGCAATCCGGCTATCATTGATGGGTATATTGACAAAATCGAACGTCTGTCGGCTACCCAGAATGAAATGGGGTGGGAAAAGTCAGAAAAGGCAATCCGATCCAGAATTTTGTCGGCTTTTGGAGTTCATCCATTTATCTTGGGTGAAGAAATGGCCGGTAGTTATGCTCAGGCGTTTGTGGTTCAGGATCGCTTTTGCCAAAGAGTGAATGCTTTTCTTGACATGCTGGGGATTATCCTCACCGGGTTTGCTAATAAATCGCAAACAAATAAAGTGCAGGAAAAGTACCGGGTATGGTCAGAGCCGTGCGTTGCAACAGATCCCAGCATGGAAAAAACCATGTACGAGAAAGCAAGGGATCGTGGTGACATCACACAAAATGAATTCAGAGCTTTTATGGGCCTGCCTCCTGATGTTGATGGTAATGAGGCTTATATCTCAAAGCAAAACATTCATGGAGTAGTGAATGCTGCTGAAGCTGTGGCTGAAGGCACGATTTCCGTAGAACAAGGTCGTGGTATTCTAATCGGATTGGGGTTGCCCGATGATCTCGCAAATCAAATCGCCGGTGACAAAATTGAACAAGATCCTCCGCAAGACCAAGGAGGATTTCCGCCAAGTGAGGGTGACCCACCCTCACCAGAAGATCAAGCATTGGATGATGCGGCCAAAGCTCTGAAGCTGTCGGTAGATGCTCTTATTGAAACTCCACAGAGTTTGATAGAATCCGTCTTGTCAAAAGGTGGGCTGCAGGAAGAAAAACCACCTGCCCTGTTATTAGAATCTAAATAATGGTTCTGCATATTGACAACAAGATAGAAGTAGCCACAAAAATGTTAAATGTGGCTAAATGTGTCATTGACTTAAAAAGTCAATTTCAGGCGGAAGATGTTCGCAAAACTGTTTATAAAGAAATCAACACTAATCAAATCGAAAAGTTCGGTTCACTGTCAAATTTACTAGAACCGTTTTTTAATAAGCAAATTGAATCCGCCTCCATTCGATTAAGCGAAATGTCGGGATCTAAGGGATTCACTACGGATGACCAAGCTACCCGTCTCGCGGATCAAATACACACTTCGGTGGATTGGAATCAAGAATTATTGGAATTGATTGTTCCATTTTGGATCAACACTTCTATAGAAGTCATGCGGGTGCAAACTTTGCTTACTTCTATGGATTCCTCTAAAGGATTTGACAGAACGAAATTGTCAACTGCATCTGAATTGTTACTGCAGCAATTGACTGAGGGTGAGGTTGAAGATGAAGATACCAAACTCATTACCTTAGCATCTGTTTTAGGAACAGTGAATATATTGCTTTCAACCGAGTACCCCAATTGGATGCAGGAAGAAATTCAATCCCGCCTGACTGAAACATTCAGTCAACCGTATTGGGAAGATGTTAATAAAACTACAACGGGTGATATTGAGCAGTATTTGCGAGATGGGATAGCTAAGGGCCAGTCGATCGAAACGATGGCTAAAAACATGGTCCCGAATCTTGTGGAAGAAGGAATCTACGGTAAACGGAGAGGTCGCCGGATAGCCCGCACAGAGAGCGGACACGCCCTAAATGCGGCCCGTACTAGGGCAATCAATCAGGTGATCGTAGATACGGCCCAGCAACGCAATATTCGTCGTGGTTGGTTGTCGGTGTTGGCCGATACTACAAGGGACGCTCATGCTGATTTAGATGGTGTGCCGGAAGATGGGGAGGGTTTGTGGAATCTTAACGGAGTAATGGTTCGATGGCCCGCAGATGTTAACCTGCCTGCAGAAGATCGCGTGAATTGTTTATGCACTGTTATGACCATGTTCGGAATGACAAGTGATACTGCAAATCAATTAATTGAGGAACACTCTTTAAGAACGACGGAAGAATTAGAAGCATGACAAAAGACAACAGGCACGCTAATATTCTACGAGATTCCGATGAAGCGACATTGGAATTCATTAATGCAATTTATCCTAGACTGCAGTCTGTTTTTCAATTGCATAAAAGAATACATGGAACCCAATTGATCCCAGAACTAACTATCAAGGCTGACTTCGAATTATGGAATGCTGTAATTACTAGACATAAACTAGGAGACAGGCGGCATACAGAAGATGAAGCTAAGGCGTTGAAACGGATAGCTCAATGGACCCTTGACATTAACTCAAGTTTGAGAAATCAACCAATTCAAAAAATCTTTTAGGTGAACAATGCCAGCAATTCCCCATATAGAAAATGTCCATACTGAACGAGTCAAGTTCGACCCTGGTGATCGAGTTTTAGTTCGTGCAGTAGATGACATGCCTCCCAGCAATGCATTTAAAATCCGTCGGTCCATTGAAAAGTTCTCCGGTGCGGAACTTCGGATTTTGATAGTAAATTGTCTTGATTATCGAATGCGGAGAATTGGTGTAGATGATGAAGAATTGTTGTGCGGTAAGGAGCATGCTCAGATGCCCTCTACTGTGAGTGGTGTTGCGAATATTAGTTTGAGAAAAGTCATCTTTGTTCCCGGAGACAAATTATTTATTCGGTCGTTCAGAAATACTAGTTTAGCCGTGCAAAAATCTACGCTGGACTATATCAAAATGTGGGCGGGCAAAGATGTTGAGATATTAGCAAAATGGGGTGACAGTTGAATAACAAAGCAACATTTCAAGATATTCTTGACCAAGCTGCCCTGAAACTTTTTATCATGAAAATGAGAGAGTTTGACGAATTCTTTTGTGCAGCAATGAATAAAGGATCTGATTTCACCCTTCGATTAGAAGTTAAAGGAAACTCTAACGAATTAAAGCACGTCAGAGTTCTTACGGATGAGCGTGAAGTTCCTGGATCTTCTTAAAATAAAGATCTGGTAAAAATATACAAAAACCAGAAATAAGACGTTGCGTTGATTTTTTTAATCTTGTATAGTGCGTCAACGCAACGCCAAAGTAAGACAAACAGCGGCAATGCCTTTCAGTTGTATTTGTTACGACTAATGGCATTGCCGCTGTTTTCACTTGGAGAAGTCAGAAATGAAAAATGTTACTTTTGGTCTGGGACCGGCACCTTCCAATTTGGCTACCCGCACCTTGACTATCACAAGAATGCATCGAGCAGGTGATGATTCTGCTCCAGCAGCACAGCATAGT